TGACTGAGATTACAGTCTGGGCATCGGTAGTCATAGGCTGGCATGTGAGGCACTTCCTTATCATGTAAGACCCACAGCCAGTGCAGCGGTCAATGTCTGCATCTGTGGGTTCGGTATCGAGATGACCATATTTTAATATGAGTAGTGGCAATAGATCAGCTAGTCGGATGATGGCACAATACTCGGCAGCATCTTCACCTTGTCCATTTAGCCTTATGACTCCGAATCCCAATTCCCCCGAAGAAGATGTCCGAGCCTTTAATTGCTTTAAGTACGCTAGAGGTTGAAAGCCTGCCCTTGCTTTAACTTCAACATCAAACGGTACATTCACAATATCCTTGCCACTACCCCTTCCCACACATGCGCCCTGCCATACAGTCGATAGGTACTGTGCGACTACGCGCTCTGTGCGGAAACCTCTGTGCTTTCTATGTTGGCTCATAGATCGTCATAACAGATTCCACACACCCACCATGAACCAACCTGATGAACGTCTGTCTCAGGTGTTCTTTCTTCGCATCGTGAGCACTGGACTGTGTTTGTGTCATCTAACTCTAGATTGATTGGCATCTGCTTTAGTAACTCTAATCTATCCATTTACGGCCTTGCACTTTCTGCATTGCCATGTCCCGACAATCGGTTGATCATCCTTGAACTTAATCTCTGCGACAATGTCATAAGCTGCTGTTGGTTCATTGCATAACTGGCAGTTAATAGTCTCAAACAAGGGAACATCCTCTAGGTTAGTCCACTCGCCTGTTGTCTCGTTATAGAACTCTAAGTGACCCATTACGCTCTCGCCTTCTGTGGTTGCCATTTACCATCGCTACCTACGACATACCAAATGGCAGGGCATTTGCCCTCATAGCCTGCATGGCCTAGAGCTGTGCACTGATAAGCAGCCCAGTCCTTGCCAGTCTTTGCTGAGTGTCCTTCTTTCCAGACCATAGATCCATGCTTACATTGTGGCACTTCAGCAGCTTCAGCTGTGCCAATGATCGAGGCAACATTCTCCATAGCCTTTTCAAGGGTTACTGGAGCATCTACTACCTTCATGTATTCATTGACTGGAGTAGTCCAATAGTCCTGCTCTGGTACAACATCTTGTACCGCTGGCTTCTCAGGCTTCTTGGCTACTACCTTGCTCATCTCTTCTCGACTTGGTCTCTTTCCTTTAGGCGCATAACCTGCATTTGCAAGTGCTCTGCCGATTGCCGAAGTCTCACAATTCTCAAGTGCTGAAGTCTGATTAACACCTCTGGAAGAAACCGTCTCCTCAGCGTACCCTGTTGCCCATGCAACGCTATCACTAGCATCCTTATATAGATACGCCTTAACAATGTATCGAGTAGCCTCGACCACTTCCAGCTCAGTTGATATGCGAAACGCTGGATAGTCCTTAATAAACTTTTCAAGTCTTACCTCCACTGGCTCATAATCGGCTAAATTAAACATATAGGTCATTCTCCTCTGTTGCTAATTGTCCTCCGAGCGAGGCATAACTGGCCATGTCGATCCAGTTATCGATGTGCTGGGCTGTTTGATTAGTCCTTGCAAGTTTAACCAAGACCATGATCCCTGCCACCTGATAGTCGTGTATTGGTGTCTGGAGGTATGCACTGAGGAGCATTGCTGTGTGTTGCAGGTTATCCGCAGGGTGACCGTATGAAAGCCCACGGTCGCGGATCGTGTCTGTAGCTGTGAGTAGGATTTCATTAGCGAGCATCGGCTGCTACTCGCTGATACTTCTTAGCAACGGCTAGACCTTCGCGCTTGCCCTCATTAAAGCCTTGTGACCAGCCGACTATGTACCAAAGCACATTAGCTGCTAATAAAATTAAGATCATCGGTATTTGCATTTGTGTACCTATCTGCCCCAGTGCCCTTGACTGAGTACGATAATAGTGTGGCACACCGACACGCAATAATCGGGTTAATTTGTGTAACGATTCGATAACGCTTTAAGCGTATAACTTTCCGTAAAGGGTAAAGGATCCATCCTTGTTTATAGGCACAAGCATTGGGCTAACATGATTTCCATGAGTCTCTATGACTGCCACACTCATTTGCCAGTTAGCACTGCCAGCCTTGAGATAAGAGGCTTTGCGCTTGTCCATAACATTTCCTGCTTCTAAGCCCCACAAAGTCCTGTATGAGGCTCCTATGCCCTCTGTGAAGGCACTGATGCCCGCTCTGTGAGTGTGTCCACAAACTACAGACTTACCAAACTTCTTAGCCAAGCCAAGGGCAGTAAGCCCAGCATTGCTGTTCATAGATCCTTCGTCTCCGTGGACTAGCACCCAGCCTTTGTGGAACTCAAAGGGCTTTTTGTGGAATCGGATGCCGAGTCCTGCGAAGTCCATAAACTTGGCGTACTCAAGCTCTGGCAACCCAATGAGGCTAGGTGCTCGTAGTAACGTATGGTAGAGCCTGTCTGTGTGATTGCTGCGAGTGACATCTGTTGTGCCGAGGTCATAGAGAATATTCTGAGCAAGGCTTCTGTCAGCATCTAACGTACCTTCCCACTCTAACTTAGTGCCCTGTGCCCATTTGCTTTGTGACTGCATATCTAACTCGTCACCGGTATTTAATACTAGGTCAAACTTCTCTCGCTTTACTAGCTTGATCAAATTCTTAACGGCCTGCTCATGGTGATAGGGAATCTGTAGATCCGATATGACCAGATAGCGTTTCTTAATCATCGTCCTCATCTTCATAATCGCCAAACTTCTCTGGATCGATTGGGTCTGGCAAGATCCAGTGTGGATAGGCTTGAGGCTCTGTAATCATGAACATGGCTATATCTTCCTTGAAGCCTGCTCTTTTAAGGCTACAGAAGTATTCATAGAGTCCGATGCAATAAGCATCTAACTTAGAGTAACCCTGCTCCTCTAGTGCCTTAGTCGCTTTCCTTGCCATAGCAGAATTATCGCTCTAGAAGCAAGTTATAAATCTCATCGACACGCCCATTAAGTCTTTTGATTTCAGACATAAGGTGTGTAATGACAAACCCAGACAAGCCACCGATGATGCCTAGCGTGGATAGGTACAGGGTAAAGAAGTCGCTTTGTGTCACTTTTTTTCTACCTGGTCTATTGCAGCTTCTATGGAATCGACCACGATGTCTGCAACAGACTTCTTAGCGCGGTAGGACTTAATCGCTTGGCGTAGCACAGGGATAGCAATTACACCTGCAATACCAGCAATGATTATAGATAGGTTATTCATCGGATGCTCCTAACATAGGTACTTGAAAAAAAGTCCCATCATCGTCAGCTTCTTTCGCAAACGAGATGTGACAGTGGTGTTTGTGTTTGTTAGCCCCTGTGTATTCTCGCCATGCCCAGCCCTTTTTGCTTGAAGCGATACGACCATCAAAGATAATGTAGGCAATGCGCTTTTCTTTTTTAGACTTGCATAAGAGACGAATCTGATCTGCAATATCTGGCATGAGGTCTGGCTTGGACTTACCAGAGACATCACGATCAACATCGATGGCACGTACCCAGCCAGCAGCATCGGGATTATGATGGCTAGGGCGAGCTGCGTGTCGGGTATCACCGATCCAGCCATCCGATGTGCGGTCACGATCTGGGAATGTGTCATCAAACTGTTCCCTTAATTGTTTGGCAGCTTTACTCAACTGGGGCTTCATCTATGACCTCTGCCGTTGGAGTGACTACTCCAATAGATATTAGATAATCTTGTGTAGGTTCTGTAAATGTCTCGCCATCATAACTAGACCATTTAGTTGGCGCATTCTCGCCAACCCAGACTGCATCGTCATAGCCTTGCTCTTTTGCAATAGCATCGGCAAGAGCTTCATCTTGTAATGCAAAGACTGCAACATTAACTACTCGGTTATCTTTAATAAATGCGTAATACTTTTCCATAATTAACTCCAATAAGTAACTAATGCGTAACCTGATCCACCGACTGCACCTGTAACACCTAGGGCAGGCAAGCCCCAAGACCCACCAGCACCGCCACCTGTATTAGCAGTTCCAGCCGATCCCACAACCGATGCTGCGCCAGTGCTTAATGCACCTCTACCGCCACCGCTTGCTCCAGCAACACCCTGTGCAAAGCCACCACCACCACCGCCACCACCAAATCCATCAAGTCCAACGCCACCACCGATGCTGCCTGTGCTAGAAATAACTGCTGCACCACCTGCGCCACCTTGTGAGCCATTGCCGCCCATTACTGCAACGCTGTTAGCAGTCGTTCCGCTTTGGATTGGTGACTGAGCTGCGCCACCACCTGATCCTGCATAATAAGTACCACCAGCGTTTTGGTTTGCGCCAGCACCGCCACCGCAGCCACCATTGCCACCATTACTTGCTGCTAGTCCGCCAAAGCCACCACCAAATGCAGTAGCCAATGCGCCAAATGTTGTATTGCCACCAGTGCCACCAGCAGTAGGCGTAGCCGCACCAGCGGTTCCACCTGCGCCAATAGTTACTGTGTAAGTTGCGCCAGCAGTTACAGTAATAGCCTTTTTAACTACGCCACCGCCACCGCCGCCACCGCCAAGAGCAGTGTTCATACCACCAGAAAGCAATCCAGATGAACCACCGCCACCGCCTACCAGAAATACTTCGACAGTGGTGCAGTTAGAAGGCACAACGAATGAGCCAGTAGCTGTGAACTCTTGTACCTTTTGTGTTACGCCAGCACTGCTGGCAACAGGAATGACTGATGATCCCATTAAACTATCTCCACTCCGCTAATATGAAATGAAACAGTAACAGCACTTGCGCCACCTGTAATAGTGTTAGTTGCCACAAGAACCTGTCGAATATCTAGATAGACTGTGGAGTTAGCCGCAATAGTTGTAGTGGTATGCAGGGAAGTGTTCGCACCTGCTGTACCCATACCAAGCGTAAATGTCGCAGCACTTGCAGCTGTATTAACGATACAGATGTTAGTAACTGCTGTGGTGGTAGATGCTGGCACTGTGTATAAGACTGTAGTAGTCGTAGTAGTGGCAGCACCTCTAAATAGTGCTTTTGGTGTATTAGCCATTAGATTGCTCCCATTAGGTTAAGAAGGTAAATATCTTCAGTAGTCGTGTCGATAGAATTGCCAAGAGTACGGATAGCGTTAGCACCATTCTTGACCAGATCGGTGTCCGCTGGAGTAGTCCAGCCATAATTAATTGTGCTTGGCATATCTATCCTTTACTCGTATGTTAGCCATGTTAGCGTTGGCCCTACCGCATCCCATTGAAGGACTGGACTTACATCTTCCCACTGGGTAAAGCGATAGCTGTAAGTTTTTTCTGTAGTGCGTAAGGTAATTCTAGCCGATAATTGGCTGAATGCTAGGTTCCATCCCTCTACGAATCCATAATATGTCGAGGCTGATACTGTAGCTGGAAGTCCAGCGATCTGGACTGGCATGCCAAAGTAAATGTTAAGCATCTTATTGAGGGTAGTTGTATCCATGTCTGGATCATCGATCCGAACCTCAACAGAGGACATAGAAGTCTTTGGGTAGGCTCTCATGCCAATATAGATATTAGCCAAGATGGTGGCATCTGCCTCAGTAGCAATGTCTGTGTCTAGGGTTGCTGCAATTGTGCCGTAGTTAGTTGTCGATCCAGAGCTAGTTACAGTCACATAGTTTGAGCCGTTGTATTTAATCTTAGCACTATTGATAACATCGCCTTGGCTGAGGTTGCTCTTAAAGGTACTGGCTACGATATAACTAGGGTTAATTGAGTAGTAGCCATACAGGATGGCATCTTGATTGCGCCTATTCTCGTTGGCATAGCCGACCTTGCCAGATTGTGTCTCGTACATAGCCCCTGTAGCAGTATTAGCGTAAGCATTACACAGGGTCAAAGCATCGTTAGGGTTAGCAGGACGGGCGATCAAGGTATAAGTGCCAGAGTCAATAACATCTGTGCTAACGCTCGTCTCGCTTAAGATTCGAGTAATACGCTGCGATTCATTCTCTTGAGGGTAATTGATTAACCCACACTGTGTCCTAGAGAGTTGAGTCAAGGGAGCCACAGCTGTAACTGTTACATAGGCAACATTGCTTGTAGGAGTGGAGATACCGCCTTGATTATCTACAGCAGTTACATTGCCTGTAAACACAGTGATGTCAGCAGTATCAGTTGCATTACGAACTTTGACGGTAACAGGATCGTTAATATCTATGGGATAGTTAGTATTATTGGTATTGACTAACTGGATACGACAATAACCTGCTCTAGTAGGTTCCCAGACGGTAGTGCGACCATAATCGATATTGATCGCTCCAATAGCATTATTGACATAGGCAGTGCCATCTATCGTAATGGTGGGATTGATTGTCCATGTCATACTACATAAGTCGTATTCTTTGAGCCAGTGCCCAAGTTGTAACTATTGCCAGTGTTATTGGCTGCATCGGTAAGAACCTTTAATATCGCATCTGCTGTGCCATTGGCATCTATCGCGCCATTGACCACAACGCTGATATTGCCGCCGCCATTCTTGGTTGCACCCGGAAAGCCGCTAGAGGCGTAGTTGCCTGCTGTAGAGGAATAACCTCCGCCGCCGACTACAGGTACAAAGCTGCCAGCAGCAAGGGCATCTAGAAGTGATGGAGTGCCAGTAGTTGTGCTTGCTACCGCTGAGGTACTAGTGGCTGTGCCACCACCGATCATCTTTAACTTGACAATAGCAGCATCTAGGTTGGATAGGTTGATTAGATCCTTGGGAACGATTGCATCAAGGATGGACTTAATATCTCTGAGCTTTAGATCCTGATTAGTAAGGACACCAAGTATCTTCAAGTCTGCATTGAGTTTGTTAGTCGCATTAGTAATGGCTGCGACATCCTTAGAAGCAATAGCATCTTCTAGATCGAGGATAGATTGCTTAACCTCTAGGCGAGCAAGGTCGTTAGTAATCTGGAGCAGTTGTGCTTGGCTAGTTACTTTGCCTAGTTGCTCGGCAGCACTCTTCTCAGCTGCTGCCAGTTGGATCTTCTCTATGTCAAAGACATTAGATCCCTTACCTAAAGCAAGGTTAGCCTTGTCGATTGCCAGTTTTAACTGCTTGGTTTTGAGTTGCTTTAATTCTTCTGCTGTGAGTTTCTTGCTGGACTTAAGAGTTGAGGCTGTATACATAGACTCTAACTCGGCTAGGTGAGCAAGCCCATTGGTAGCTCGCGCTGCTGCTGCTTCTTGCTTCTTTCTTTCAGCTTCACCAATCTTGCTGAGGATACCTAAGCCAGTGGCTTGCATAGCAAACCTTAGCCCCGGAAGATTAACCGCAGCAGGGATGCTCTTTAGTGCTTCTAGTAATACTCCTACGCCTCTAATAGCATCGGCAGTAAATAGAGCAAAGTCCTCCATGCCCTTAGCAAGATCATCGACTGTTGTATCTTCGCTCAAACCTTTAAGCGCATCGATAATACCCTTACCGATAATCTCCTGAACATTGTTAGATGCAACAGATAACTTATCCATTGAACCTTGAAAGGTATTAGCAGACTGTGTAGCAGCCCCAGCAAAGGTTGTAGAAAGTTGATTCATTACCTCATCAAAGGACTTAGCCTTTAGATCAGCTTTGGAGATGCCTACGCCTAACTTGCCAAGGGCAGTGTTGTTGCCTAGGTACGCCTTAGTAATTGCGCCTGTAACACTCTGTAAATCTTTGCCAGTTGAGGCAGAGATGTCTAAAGCGATCTGGAGTAACTTCTGAGACTGGGCTGTGTCTCCTGTTGCTACTGCCAGTGCCTGATAAGCAGGGCGCAGCTTGTCATCGACTACACCAAACTCGCTTTGTAACTTCTGGATAAAGGCTTCTGAGGCAGCGGCATCGCGACCAAGCCCAACATTCTTAAGAGCCAGTGCTAACTGCTTCTGTGCCTTCTCATCGGCTGCTGCCGCTTTTACTGAGGCTTTACCAAAGGCTATAAGTTGTGCTGCGCCAAAGGTAAGACCAAGAGTTTTAGCAAGACTTTTAACACTTCCCGATAATTTATCTAGAGAAGTCTCGGCTTGTTTAAATCCTTTGGCATCTAGTTTCGACCCTATATTAATCTCTGGCATGACTAACCCTTCCTGAAAGTTTCGCTCTGGGCTCTTACCATAAATGCACGTTCTGCTGTGTCGATTGCTTTAAGAGCTGCGCCATAAGCCTTGCCTTGATCCATAGACCATGCCTTGTAAATCAAACGACCGCGACCCTTACTGCTTTGAGTCAATTCTGGAAGGTTCTCAATGAAAGTAGCACCTGCACGAGGGTTAGCAGACCTGCTTACCTTCTTAGAAGCACCACCTGCTTTAGGCCCAACCCAAGGTTGTCCTTCAGGATTTTTACGACCTGCGGTTTCATAGATTGCACCAGCTGTAGATCGGTTAAATATCTTCGCATTAGAAGTAAAGCCTGATCTAGTTGTCTTGCCAGCCTTTGTGCTAAAGCCAATACCAGATTTAATAACTTTGGCATTAAAAGAAGGGAAGCCACCTTCAGCACCAGAGCTTCTAGCCCAGCCAGACATAGGAGAATCAGAAGGAGCAAAGCCCCTAGCCTTTTTAGCGATAGGAGCCAGTGCTGCTTTTAGTTCAGTGTTTAATGCTTTGTTAAGGTCTGGAGCAAATTCTCGGATAGCCTTACGAGTTTGTTTAACGCCTTCTATTTTTACTCGCATCGCTAACCTCCTTTGCTTCATCTTTGAGACCTTGCATAAGTGCATCTAGCATGGTCTTGTCTAGTTCTAACAGTTGCTGTGGCGCGATTCCCAATCTAATGCTTAGCCTAGCGATTAGATAGGTGAACGGAAGATCGCGCTTTAAGCTAAAGGGTCGGAGTCAAGCACCTCAACACTTTTAAGTGTCTCGATGAAGTCCATCCCAAAAGGCTTAACAGTTTCACCTGACCTGCGTGTTACTTCCCATGCCAGCCAATAGACATCGCTCTGCTTTTCTTCATCGCGGAACGCCTTATGGAAGCCCTTTTTAGCGTACTGCTCAAACGCATACTCCACTGCTGGAGTGATCTCGCCTTCTAGTACGCTTCCATCTGTACGAACTATCTTCAGTCTTGCCATGGTGTGCCCCTTTGTTTAGTTTTTTAGAATGTGCCTGTAGTGGCTACTGCGATTGTAGAGTTACATGTGAATGTAATGCTCTGCATGCCGATATCAGCAACAGCACCATTGATGTCTGTTGTGTTATTGACAAGGATTGAGACAGTGTAAAGAGGGTTTGTAGCAGATACTGCTGTTCCCTTTGTCTGGAGGAATACAGCTGTGACTGTTGTTCCCCATGCTGCCTGTAGTGTTGCCAATACATTTGCTGCTGCTGTGTCGTTAAGGAAGTCGATTGTCACTGTAGATGACTCAAGACCCTTGACAAACTTGTGTGAACTGTCACCCATTGCAGTAACTTCTAGTTCATCGAATACGCGGTTAATTGTTACAGATGTTACGTGGTCTGAAAGATCAACAGAGTTAATCTTCACGCCCACATTGTTATTTAGAAATACAGCCATGAGATTATTCCTCTTCTTTCTTAGTTACTGGCTTTGGTGCTGGTGTGCTAACCTGCCCGATTTTCTTCAGGAAGGCTTCGTTTTCTTTTTCCCACTCGGACATATTAACTCCAACTTGTTAGGATTGATACGGACATCTCGCAGCTGAGTAGGTCTCCCGATCCAGCGTTAAGAATACTTGGTGCGCTTATTGCGCCTACATTATAGGTCAAGCCAGATGCATTTAACTTAGTGAACACACCAAGGACTGCATCTTCTATGCCGTTAAGGTTGCCTTCATTGTCAAACAAAGGCACTGTAATAATAATCTTAAAGTTAGCCAGCGGTGCGATAGTGATGTGCTGATTGTTAGTCGGTGTCAAGTATGGATCATCTGGTGACACGATTACAGAGTTAGCAAGGACAACGCTAGGAGGGAAAGCGAAAGTCTGATATTTAGTGTTATCTACTAGCGCAGTGGCTAAGGTAGTGCGAAGGGTTGTAATTGCTGGGGCTGGCATTAGCCCACCATTGAACTAGGGCTCAACGCGTGAGCGATCAATCCTCTTACCTTAGCGAGTAGCTGTGCGCTCATTCGATAAGGTGAGGGCTGGAAGTCCACAGCATTAGAACCTGAGAGTGTCGCGGTTCTTGCTTGCCAGATTTCAACAGCGATCATCAAAGCTGCTTGCTGAACTGCCATGTCAGCAGTCCAATCGACATAAGTGTCGGCTGATACTGTGCCAAAAGGTAGGACTGGATGCTCTACTGCTGGAGTGTTGTTATTGCCTGTGATGTTAAAAGTAATCGAGTAATCGCCTACTCCAGTGAGAGTCTTGTTGCCATTAAACTTAGATCCATTGCCACCGATGACAACAGATTGTCCTACATAAAAGACTTTCTCTACTTTGTCCTCAAAGTATAAAGTGCCAGTAGTGGCTGTGTTGCTGTGTGCAATGTTGTAAGTAGTGTTAGTCCAAAGCATAGGCAATAGGACTGCATCTGTAGCATCACAGACTTCTTGCAAGGTGGCATCTGGGTACAGCGTACCGACTCCGAGGGTTGATCGGAGTTCTGCGACTGTAGTTAATGCCATGATTTCCTTTCTAAAGACTCTAGGGAGTCGGAGGGCTACCGACCCCCTAGAGCGACTTAGTTACCTATTTATTAAGTTAGGTTGAACTTGCGAACGCCCTTACCTGACTTAGCAACATAGAGTGCTAGGTATCCGTAAAGGTTGATCTCAATCTCGCCTGAAGTAAGAACGTTCACGCGAAGCTGTGTTGTTGGGCTTTCCCACGCATAGACAGATGATGGTGCAACCAAGAAGGCTGAGTTATCAATGATGCCTGATGCTGAGATGTTGTGATCTACGATCAAGTCAGTTCCAAGAACTCCACCGCGTACAGATGTCGCTACTGCGTTACCTGCTGCATTGTATGTTGGGCCTTGTGCTGAGTAGAGTGGACGACCTGTTGTGTCAGCGTATCCTGTGATCGCTGCCCATTGGTCTGTTGAAGCAACAAGCTTGTTAGCGAAATCTCCGCCAGTTCCCTTGTATGCTGCTGCACCTTCTACAGACACGAATGACTGTAATCCAGCTGCTGTTGCTGCTACACCTGTTGCTGTTGTTCCAGCAGAGATGAACTTAGCGATAAGTGCTGCATCTGTAGCCTTCTCGTATGCCTTGCGAAGTTCAGTCATCATCAATTCCATAAATGCTGGAGATGAACGATCAACGAGTTCGAAAGATACGCGCTGTAGGCCAGAGAACTTCTCAACTGTTACTGTGTCGTAAGCAGATGTCATTCCTGTCTCAGATGGTGCTGAACCTTCGTTTGTGTCTGCAACTGTAGGTGCAGTATCTGGAGTAGCATCGTTTGTGTACAAGCGAGGAACAGTGAAGCTCATGCCTGATTCAATAAGTGCTGCGCGTGTTACTGCTTCAAATGCTGGACGGCCTGTGAAGGTGTCAGTAATGAAAGTGTTTAGGTGTGGTGCAAGTGTCAAACCTGTATTTGTAGAAGTCGAATCATCGGCACTTCGAACGATACGGCGAGCCTCATCGTCACCAAGTGCTGCCTTGATGTTTGCTTCTAGGTATTGTGCTGATGTGATTGGTGCTACGCGCTCGCGCACGAATGTAGTCGCAGTAACAACAGGACGAGCAGCTTCAACCGCTGCTGCCTCTACTGGTGCTGCAACTGTCTCTGGAGTATTCTCCACAGCTGTCTCGCTTTCTGTTGGTTGGATTTCTTCTACTGCTTCTGGAGTTTCCTCAGCAGCAACATCGATAACTTGAGCAGACTTAAATGCTGGCTCTGTTACCAAACTTACTTCGAACAATTTAGCAGCAGAGACAAACATGATGTTGCCCTTCTGCTTTGACTTGATAACTTCTACTCCTACAGACAGACCGGACTGGAGTCCTTCTTCTGCAAGGATTAAAGCCTCTGAGCCACGATTAGATCGTGAAATCTTGAATGATGCATAGATGCCATCTTCTTGCTCTGTGAATTGTGTGGCCTTACCTAAAGGCTGCTTCATGTCATGCTGGTTAAGCAACTTGACAGTCTTTGGATCTTCTGGAAGTGCGATTGCACCCTTCTCAAAGACAACCTTACCTGCTGAAGTGTTGCCCACTTCGCCTGTACCTGTAGGCACGATCTTGCCAGAGATTAAACGTTCTTCAACATTGGCAATGAGTCCAGATGAGAAAGTGATTATCTGATTTTCCATTATTCCAGTCCTTCGCTTCCATTAGGTGTTAAATCTTCCATCTCCATCGCTTGCTCAACTGTGATCAAGCCAAGAGATAACATCTTTTCGATTACTAGTAGTCGCTCCATTGGCTCTGTTGCCAAGAATGATGAATCAACATCAAAGCGCACAGCATTACCGCGAGCAGTGATGTCATCCATTGAAAGACGATCCTCGATTGCACAAACATACGGTGCAAGGCTTAGAGAGAAGAATTGCTTGCGCTCGTCTAAGACGTTGGCATAAGTCATGCTTTGATTGGCCTCAGCTGAAAGCATGTAAGCAGGAATGTTGCACAGACGGCTAATTTCAGTAGCGAGGAATTGTTGCGCCTCGTCATACATCATGTCCTTAGGTGAGAATGATGTTGGCTGATATTCAAGAGTGCTTGTTAAGTATGCAGTGCTGCGATTATTGCGAGCGTTTTTCCATGCTGCAAGTAATCCTGCTACTTCTTTTGGATCTAGGTCAGCCCCGTTATTCCTAAGCACTCCAGACGGCATCGGTGTGGATGCTGCTAAGACTGCTGCTTTGCGAAGATCGATTGCAGCTCTAATAGTTTCTGATCCGCGCTCTAGGATGCCTTCATCAAATGCTTGAAAGGTAATAAGAGATCCGACACCGGACATTGGTACTGCAACAGCTTCGATATAATACTGAGTTACTTCCATGCCATAAAGGTCTGTAGTGAAAGTAACTTTTACATTTGGAATCCACTTGAATCGAGATGGTCTGCCATCTTCTGCATACACTTCTGTAACTTGCCAGTAAGCCACGCCATACATAAGCAATGAATCAACAGTCCACGCCATTGTCACTGAGCGAGGTTGATTGATCGCTGGCTGATCTACCCAGATTGGATTGCCTAATTCTTCACCTGTGGACTTGCGATATAGATTAAGTGGCAGTCCACCAATAACTCCAGAAAGTAAGTTACGGCACTTGGCTACTGAAGGAACTGACATCGCCTCATTGCGTTGTACGCGAGGTAGGACGTAATTGTAAAGCGAGTTTAGATTCTCGCCCATAATTTGAGGGGCGTATTGCGCGAGAAGCGATGAACGCTTATCTACATTAGTGACTGCTTCAGCTTTGCGGAATAGACCCATAGTCATAAAGGATACCATTTGTCAAGACATTAGACAATATGATAGGGCGTGTCTAAGTATATATTTGAGGCTTAGGCTGAGGAATCATTAACTTACTTACCACCATGGCTAAGCCAATAGGTGCTGAGATATCTCCAGCGGATTTGCGTTTAATAATTCTCCAAGCCGAATCATTGACTTTAGCTGCGCAGTTATTCATCTGCTGGATCAGTTCAGCCTGTCCATTGTGAACTACGCGATGATTGACCAAGCCTTCTAATAGATCGCCACAGGCTCTATAGAATTGCTGACCTGAAACATCCTCGGTAACGACACCACTTTGAGAAAGCCTGTCGGCAATAGTCTGAGTGGCGTATTTGTCATAGCAGACTAGGCGAGGCTTATATATGTCACACCATGCCTTTATACTTGCTGCCATTTTTAGTTCATCGATAGCAACCTGAGAGCTGTAAGTCTCTAAGATCCCGATACCAATCCGTCCGTCTGGCAGTAATTGTCCTGCGACCAATGATCCGTTGCGTTTTGACGGACTGGTATCGAAACCAAACACAGTATAAGCCCCAACAGCCATTTCTAGTGTGCTATCGGATGTGTCCTCTAGTACGCCATGAGGCCATGGGCTACTTAGAGAATCGATCCATTGACAAAGCGTTTCAGTGCGCGTGTTTTCAATAGGAGAAGTAGCAATCGCTTCCTCAATCGCCTCCTCCGTAATTGTGTACCCCAATGAGGGGTTAGCCAGAGCCCATGCATTGCGGTCGTTTATCTTGCAGTACTGCGGTGCTGAGTACTCATAGAATCCGAAAGACTTTGGCGGATAATCGATCGCTCGCTCTCGTAAATCATTGAGCACAGTTGAAAATGCGTCTCCTGCATTAGAGGTAAGAAGCGTTTGAGAGTTTGGGTGAGCTCGAGTTGTAGGAGTAGCAGCTCTAAATCCTTCTTCTGTGATTTCTCGGATTTCATCGATGTAGAGGAGTCCATTGACCGATCTACCTCGAGAGCCGTCTCTAGTTGCTGCAACAACGTCAAGCCTTGCTCCAGATAACATCTCAATAGACTCTGTGCCGTTGGCGTGTCTGATCTGTTTAACGAATCCTTTGAGGTGGTCATTATTCTCCAATAGGCTAGTGATCTGTCTGAAGGTGTCCAGTGCCATGCTTCTGTTTGAGGACATGATAAGGACGTTTGTATTCCACTTGATGAGGTGAGCAAGGATTAACATACGTGCTAGGTGAGTCTTGCCATTCTGCCGAGCCACGAGAATGAGGTTTGTCTTGCGGATCCACATATCTTTTTTGTCCACAGTGAGCATGTCCTTAAGTACAAACTCCTGCCATGGAAGCAGGGGTATCTTTACGATCTCACAGAGGTCTTTAACATCTTGTAGCTTGTTTTTGCCCTTGAGAAGTGGGCTTGAGAGCCGTGGCTGAGTTGCCCCTCGTAGGGCTTTGGGCTTTCTGGGTTTAGTTGTCATCGACTCGGATCAGGTCGGGTCTTAAAAGGACTGTCCAGCATCGTCTCGGACTGCATCGGGGAGAGAATGCCACT